GTCGGTTCCGTGGTCTTTCCATGAGCATTCCAGCCGGTTGATGTCGGTCGACGGGTCGGCACTGATCGACGGCTCGCCGATCAACTCGCACCCGCCCAGGCCGACACCCGGATACGTCTTACCGTCCACGGTGATATCGTTCGCGACCGGGAGCACCGCGCCGCGCGACGTATCGAATGTGGCGAGGTAGACCGACATCGGCTGACTAAGGCGGATATCCTGCCGGAGCACGTTCTCGTCCGGGTCATAGGCGTAGCTGTCATTGCCCATACTGGCGTACAGGTCGGCTACCAGGTCCAGCGCGCTTTTGTCGGTCACGTCGAGCGGCCAGCACTTCGCGCCGGTGTAGCCCGGCCAGAAAAACACTTCTTTAATCCCGGAGCCGCCGGCCAGCCCGAGGTCGCGCACGCGGTTCGCGCGCACGATCATATCCTCACGCGGCCACGTCTCCGGCGCCGCGAGCGCGTTGCCGTAGTCGGCGGTGCGGTCGGCGACGGTGAGTGTGACGGTCCAGGCGGTGCGCCCGATACTGTCGGTCAGGGTGTGCGGGGCGGCGTCGGCGCCCTGCACCCTGCCCCGGAACATGACGACGGGGCCGATCGTGGCGCCGTTACTGTCGACGCCGGTCCACTCGATCTGCACCGTCGTGCCGAGGGCGCGTGAGTCACGGATACGCCGCGCCCAGTCGCCGGTCGCGTCGAGCATGGTCAGCTCGACTGACGCCGGCGTTACCTGGGGGTCTTGATATTCCTCGCGCCCCCAGGTGATGTTAAATCCCTCGACGGCGATCGGTGCGGTGTCGATCGCGTCGGCGGTACAGGCGACCTCGGCGCCGGCGATGTAGACGTGCGGGGTCACGGTCACTGCCATGAGTCGGCACCCCCTCGGCGGCTGGCGGCAGATGTCAGGCCACGGGTGCGGGCGTCGGCCCGGAGCACGCCGCGAATCTGCTCGGCGACGGCGCGGGCGTCGACTGCCCCGTTCACGGTGATGTTCACTTGCGGCGCCGAGTCCGCCGGCGCCGCGACGGTCTGGCGCGGGGTCATGGTCGACCGGGCGATCGGGCGGGTCAGGGCGCCGAGGTCACCACTGGCGCCGTGGATCATGGTCGGCGCCGACGCCATGAGCACGCCCGAGTCGGGCGACGATCCGAATAGCCCGCCGAGCCAGTCCGGGGGACTGGGCCAGCTGATATTACTGATCGCGCCGATCAGCGACTCGACCCACCCGACGACGGTCGATATGGTGCCGGATACTGTCTCGAATATTCCGGCGGCGGCCTTAACGCCGGCGACCAGGGGGCCGGCGAACTTCGCCGCGATCGTGCCGACCAGCCCGATCAGTGGCGAGACGACGGACGCGACCACGCCGATAATGCTCGCGAGCGCGGGGAATAGCTCTTGTGCGAGCGACGCGAGCGGCGGCAGGATCGGCGTCAGTGCGGTCAGCAGCTGCGCGATCACCCCGGCGAGCTGGACTACCAGCGGGGCGACGCTGGCGATGATCGACCCGAGCGCGGGGAATAGCGCCTGCGCGACCTGCGCGAGCGGCGGCAGGATCGGGATCAGTGCCGCGACGATCTGCATGAATGCGCTGGCGAGCTGCGGCAGGATCGGCGCGACCGCCGACACTACGGACATGAGCGCGGGGAATAGTGCCTGCGCGACCTGCCCCAGGACCGGGATCAGCGGCATGAGTCCCTGCGCGACCTGCATAAATGCCTGCGCGATCATGGGCAGCATAGGCGCCAGGGCGGTGACCGCGCCCTGTAGTACACCGGCGAATACCTGCGCGACCTGCGCGATCAGCGGGGCGATGGCTTGCACTGCGCTGGCGAGCACGCCACCGAGGATCGCGGCGAGCTGCGCGATCGGGCCGATCAGCGGGGCGATCGCGGTGACCAGCGACGCCAGGGCGGAGCCGAGCGGACCGATCGCCGGGGCGAGTGCCTGAAATGCGGTCGCCAGGGCGCCGCCGACCACGCCGGCGATCTGTGTAAAGGGACCGATCAGGCTACCCACGGCGGAACCGAGTGAGGTCAGGGCGGAGCCGAGACTATCGCCGATCGCCGCGCCGACCTGCCCGAGCAGCACTAGCAGCGGCTCGACCACGGCGGCCAGGCCGGACATCACCGACGCGAATCCCGACATGAGTCCGGTCATTGCGCCCGACGACGACAGGCTGGACAGGGCGCGTCCGATCGAGCCGATCAGGTCGCCGAACGCGGCGCCGACCTGCGCGGCGACGGGCGCCAGGGCGGAGCCGAGCGACGCGAATCCGCTTATGAGCTGATTGATCCCGGTGGTGGTGCTATTGACGAAATCACCGGACGCGGCTAGCAGCTGATTGAATCCGCCGACGATCTGCGGACTGGCGATGTGCTGCGCGATCGCCGTAAATGTATCGCCGACTGTGGTCGCGAGGGTGCCCATCTGATCGTTGACGCCCAACATCATGTCGTTCAGGGCGGCGAATCCGGGCGCCATACTGCCGGACAGGGCAGCCGAGCTGGTCGCCTTTAGCTGATTAAATCCCTCACTGGCACCGCTCGCGGCGTCTTTAATTCCCTCCATGCCGAGCATGATCGGCGCCAGCGACGGGCCGGCCAGGGCGCCGACGCCGACCAGCCCGATCCCGAGGGAGCCGATCGCGCCCGCCGCGCCACCGGCGGCGGCACCGATCGCGGTGATCTTCCCGGTGAGCTTCCCGACCCTGCCGATCTGCTTCGACATGCGCGACGCGGCTTTAGCGGCCTTTTGGAATCCCTTGGTATTGGCGTCGCTAACGATCTTGATCGACACCATTGATGTTTTAGCCATGTCAGGTGTTCTCCTGTTCTTCCATAATGATGTCGACCAGGGTCGCGATCATCGCGTCGTCCTCGGCGAGTAGCTGCGAGGGGAGTACGCCCAGGCGGAGCGCGAGGGCGGCGATCAGTCGGGCGGGATCGTCGTCTAGATAGGGTTGACCTCGCCGGCCTCCTCGGCGAGGACCATCGCGGTCTGCTCGGTAAACTGCTTCCAGTTTCCCTCAAATAGCCCCTCGCGCTTCATGGCCAGAAATGCCATAAAGTTCCCGGCGAGCATGGGATCGTCCTGCATGCTCGGCCACTTGTGCCGCTGGCGTGTCTCCGAGAATCCGACCTGATCGGCCAGGATCACTTGCACGTCCTTGTGCTCGGTCCCGTCGACCATGAGCACGTCTACCGTCATTGCCTGCATGTGTGTCACTTTCCCTTGATCTGTTTCAGAATGTCGTCAACTTCATCGTGATAGACCGACGTCCACACGTCCTCGTTGTCCTGCGCGGCCCGGAGCACCCACGGGTTCTCGCTGATATTGCGGGCGGGCCAGCCCCAGTGAATCGGCCCGCCATAGGGAACACTCTTGCGGCCCGCGCGAATCATGCCGGACTTGTTGGTCGCGGCGACCCGGAGACTGTTTTTGAGCTGTCCGGGCGGGTGCGCCGACTCCCAGTGCATAGGGCGCGGCTGCCCGACCGGGGCCATGCTGATCGCGATCGGCAGGATCGAGCGTGCGGCGGCGCGGTTGGCGTCGCGCATCTCTTTCATGTCGACGCCGGCCTGCCGGAGGGTGCGCCTAAGTCGGGCGCCACCCTCGACCTGTACCCGTGCCATTAGCCCGACGTGCCGGCGTCGGCGGTGGTGGCGCCCTCGGTGCTGTCCGGGGTGAACGTCGGCTCGCCGACACAGGTCCACTCAATATCCGACGTGGGGCGGGTGCGGGCGTCGCCGCCGATCGTGATCGGGTCGATCGTCACGCGCCCCTCGATCAGCGCGGCGCCGGCTTCATCGGGCACGAATTTAAACGGGGCTTCGACGCCCTTGTTCTTCCAGGTGTAGTCGATCACGCCGTCGGCTTCGATGTCCTGAAACATCGTGCCGGCCAGCGTCGCCGTGTAGTTGCGGGCACCGCCGACCGTGCCACCACACAGGGTCGGGGTGGGATCTTCGGCGTCGACCTCCCAGGTCACCGACGCATTGGTGAGGTTACAGGACATGTCCAGCTCGCTGCCGACCTCGCCGATCTTGAGTGATCCGGGGCCGAGGGTGAGCAATTTGCGCTTAGGCGGGGTGGAGGGTGATGTCATGGTCTAGTCTCCTATCGGTGTCGTGACGTAAAAGCTCGGCAGCGGCCCGGAGAATCCAGGCAGGGCCACCGACTCGGGGCGGGCGTCGCCGAGGGCGGGGGCGACCTCGGCGAGCGTGGCGAGCATGGCCGTCAGGTCGGCGACGGCAGGGGTGTGTCCGGTGTCGCGGGCGAGCAGGTACACCCCCGCCGTGACCGACCACTCGCCGCCGAGCCGGTCCGGTGTCATGGTGTCGACGGTGACCCATGCGCCGGGCACGGGCACGCGGGTGGGGTCGGTATCGGTGCGCACGCCGGCGATGGTCAGCCGCTCGGCGAGGTCTCCCAGGGCGCCGGTGAGGTCGGTCGGGTACATGGCCGATCACCCGATCCTCGGGGCGGTCCAGCCGCCCAGCCCGAGCAGCATAGACACGTGCGGATCAGACCGCTGCACATACTGCGCGCCCATCTCATTAAATGACTCGACGCCGCCCGGCGTGTTGCGCCGCCGGTGCAGGTGCGCCGCGAGCATGGTCGCGCCGAGTAGGTGCGAGTCTGTCCAGGTATCCTCGGCGCCGTACTCGTGCCACTGGCGCACCTTTGCGTTGACGGCGGCGACCGGGGCGTCCAGCTCGGCCCGGTGCGGATCATCGTCGCGCATGCCCAGGTGGTCGGCGACCATCGCGGCGGTAATCATTACGCGGCCTGTCCGGTGTTGATCGTGACCTTTTGTACGCCGTCCGGCTTCGCGAGGTTCATCGCGGTGTAGCCGAATAGCGCGGCGTCGCGGCCACCCTTGGCGATGTGCTCGGCTTCCGCCCGGAGGGGCGAGCCGCCCAGCTCGTAAAAGTCAACGGCAGACTTCGTGCCGACCAGGGCGGTGCCACGGTCGACCGCGTTGGTAGTGATCCACTGCTTCGGGTTCGCGATCGGTACGATGTCCAGGTACTTCGGCGCGTCCAGCGCGGCGAACTCTAGCACGCTTTCCACGTCCAACGGGTTGACCAGCGCGAATGTCGCCGGCTGGTCGGTCGTGTCGAGCACCCGTAGACCAGCGCGAGCAATGCCCCGGAGGAAATCGGGCGCGGACTCGCTGATCGCGGTCGCGTTGGCGTTCAGGAATGCGGCGGCTTCCAGGTCCGTTTCTAGGGCGTAGGACTCGGCCATCGCCGCCCAGTACGCCCGCAGAATCTCCGTTTCGTTGAAATCCCAGAATGCACGGTCGAGATCGTTGCCGCCGGCCCACCGCTGCGCGGCAATCTCGACCGGCTCGACGCTTGCTTCCTTTGAGGGAATCTCGGCCTTATCGCCGGCGTACTTCGCTACGCCCGGTTTGGTTGCCCAGCGGTAGCCCTTGGCTTTCATGCCCCGGAGCACCTTAGACGTGAGCGCGGGGATCACGCGCCGCTGATAGGTCACGCCGGACCACAGTTCGCCGAGCCAGTTCGGGGCGGTGGCGTCGACCATGCTCGACCGCGTGATGTCGGTCAGGGCGGCGTGTGCTTCGACCGGGGACTGCTCGCCGGCGCGGGCGGCGTGAATGTGGTCGAGCACGTCGTCAAGGCTGGCGTGCGCCGAGGTCGTCGCCGGGGCGGGGTGCAGTCCGGTGGGCACGGCGGCAGGTCGCGGCTGGGGCATATCATCTGTCCTTTCAGTGTGCGAGTCGTCGGACTCGCCGGGGGCGGTGGTGGGGTTATCCCTGTCGGTGTCGGCGGGGGGGTCGTCGGCGTCGGTCGGGTCGTCCGTAGTGTCGGTGCCCTCGGTGGTGGTGCCGGCGTCACTGTTTCCGGGGGTGGCGGGGACCGTTACGTCGGGGTCACCGGCGGGGGCGGTGGTGTCCTGATCGTCGTGTGCGGCGGTGACCTCGGCGACGCGGGCGTCGCCGAATGCCGGGAACGGGACCAGGGCGACGGCCTTTAGTAGCGATTTGCTGACGGTGCGACCAGTCTTGATGATCCCCATCGCTTCGACGCTAAAGCTGTCGATCACGCGGTCGGTGGCCTGCGCGATCGCTTCGGTGGCGGCGTCGCTCGACCCGAGCTGAAACGTCATATACAGACCGTCGTCGCGAGCTTCCCACGCGGTCGCGACGCCGACGGGCACCCCGGTCGGCGAGTGCCCGGCGAGCAGCTTCACCCGTGAGATGTCCTGGGGGATCGAGATTGATCCGGCGGGAAAGATCAGCTCGCCTGCCGACGTGCGCCCGGGCTCGCCGAACGGCAGCACGCGCCCGCTGATCGTGCGCGAGTCGGCGGCGAGTGTCAGGGCGGCGCCGGCGGTGTCGTCCAGGTCGACGGTCACGGTGTCGTCGGCTGGCGGGGTGTCTGCGGCGTGGGCCGTTAGTCCATTGTGTTTAGTCACTGTGACTCCTCATATTCCTGTCGTTCTTGTGCGCCGAGTCCGACGTATGTTGATAGCCAATGGTCGACGGCGGGGAGCGCGAGCACGCGCTGTACCGCTGCGACGACTGTCAGGATCGACGCGACGACGGGGATCGTCTCGATCCCGAGCGCTTCGGCGATGTCAGGCAGCAGCGGAATGAGCGCCAGGACCGCGACGACGACGGCGCGCACGGTCGATCGCCACGGGCGCCGGACCTGTGTCGGTTCGTTCGTCGTCGTCGCGGCGTCCGGTGCCCTGTGCTTTCCTGCCATGTGTGGTGCTGTCCTTAATCTTTGTTGCTGCGAGCGCGATCCATGCCCATAGCGCGATGATTAGCAGCACCACGCCGGAGACGACGCCGGCGAGGTAGATCAACATCATCACGATCACGCCAGGGTGTCTCGCGTGTTCGGCACGCCCTCAACCTCGGCGACGGCGGCGGTGAGGTCGTACAGGGTGCGGTCGCCACCCTGCGGCCAGCCGCCCGGCTGCCCCAGCTGCTTCAAAATCTCGACCTGCTGATCTTCGATCCGGTTGAGCTGCTGCTGTTCGGTGTCGTTCAGTGCCATAGTGTCTGTCTCCTTAGGGTGGGGGTTTTGAGTCATGTCGTCGTACCATTCGCCCGCCCGGGCGATGTACTCGTCGTGATACTTGTGACCGGGGCGGAGGTGATACGGGCACGACGTGCCGTAAAACTCGTCGTGCGTGCGGACGTTCACGCCGTACTGCGGCCTGCCGAGTTCATAGAATCGACAGAGCGCGGCGACCAGGTGCGCGCCCTCTTCCAGCGTCTTAGAGCTGATCGGCCAATCCTCGCCGGCGCCGGCAAGGTTGCTGTGCTCGATCGTGATCGACTCGGCATTAGAAACAGAGTCGCCGTTCGACCACGCGGTGTCGCGATCCCAGACCAGCTGCCCGACCTCGCCGTCCGGGGCGACGGCGTAGTGCGCCGACGCCGCGCGGGTCTGCCACCACTGCCAGCACTGCGCGACATCGCCGACGCCGGCCATGTGGTGCAGCGTGATATAGCGGAGCTTGCGCGTGCGCCCCTTGGTGAAGTGCTTGTTCATGAGCTTCACCACGTCGGGCTGTACTGTGTACCAATCCTTCACTGTGATCCCTCCTGATCGTCGGCGTCGGGCGCCGGGGCGCCGGCGTCGCTGTTGTCGGTGTCGTCCGGGGCGTCGCCGGTCCCGAACTCGGTCCCGGTGAGCACGGTCGCGTCGAACTCCACCGCGACGCCGCGCGGAACTACGTCGTCCATTCCCAGCCGCGCGGTGATTGACGACATGAGCGGCGCCAGGCAAAAGTCGATAAATTCCGTGTTTCTCGCGTCGACGTTGCTGTAGGACATGGTGCCGTCGCTGGCGGCGGCGTCCAGCATGATCGCCGGAATGCCGGTCACTCGCGCGATGTCCAGCGCGGCGCCCTGCCGCCCCTCGGTGAGTAGGTGCGACTCATAGCTGCCGTGCGTCTTAACTTCGATCGAGCTGTTTGTGTAGGACACCGCGCCACCCTCGGCACGGCGGGCGGCGATCCACCCGTTCACCAGGTCGCTGATCTGTTCCCGGTTCAGCGGCTCGCCGGCTACCTGATGTAGCTCGGTGTGCGCGATCGGGTTATGCGCGGCTTTATCGGCGGCGGCGTCCAGGGTGGCGGCGTAGCGGATCGACCGGGCGCCGGTATTGATGATCCCCTCATCGACGCCGGGGATCAGGATCACCGAGCGATCATCGACCGGAGCGCTGTCATAGGTGACCCCGCCGCCGGCGTCGAATGCCCATCGGTCGATCGGCACGCGGTCGGCGGCGATCACGCGGCCCTCGGTGTCGCGGTCGACTGCCCAGAGCGACCAGCCGTAGAACATGATGTCGTCCACGGTCCACAACATGCGGTGGAACGGAGAGACGGGGCCGTCGGTGCGGGACAGGAATCGCGGCTGATCGTCTAGCCGCTCGCCGGCGCGGGTGGCGTGCAGCGGCAGGCGGGCGATCGAGCCGACGATCAGGCGGCGAGCGCGAGACAGGGCGGGGACAGACATCGCCAGCGACCGTGACACTGCCCGGTCACTGCGCTTCGCTGCCGACGTGTCGACCGGCGCCAGGTGGTTCGGCGACGCCCAGGGCGACTCATAGCCGACCGGCTGCGCGGCGAGCGCGGGCAGCGCCAGCGCGTCGCGAATCGTCTGTAGGAATCCCATACATGTATGTTCGGGCTACGTGTACGATCTGCCCGAAATTCCCAGGTGCCAGGCATTGCGGCGGGCGCGGGCGGTCGCCTGCATGTCGCCGTGTGTCCGCTTCAAGTGGCGGGCGAGCGTGTACCACGCGCGTCCCTTGTCGGCGACCAGGGCGCGCCAGTCACACCCGTCTTGATCGCACCGGATAACGGTCGTGTAGGACGTTTCATCGACCTGCATGAATTTACGCTTCTTAGCCATTGTCGGGACTCCATATCAGGGGTGCGGGTGCGGGGCGGGGCGTGACGGCGGCGAGCTGCCGGAGGGCTAATAGCCCGGCTTCCAGGCGGGCGATCGAGCCGAGGGACTGTTTTCGGGCGAATAGGCGACCTTTGTCGCCGATCGAGCGGAGCGCGGCGCCGGACAGCTCGGCCCGGAGGTCGGCGTCATGGCGGAGCAGCACGCCGGGGGTGTCCTGATCCATCGCCGATAGCAGCTGTTCGCTGCCCCGGATCAGGTCGTCAGCGGTCGCGAGGGTGAGCCGGTCGCCGAGCCGGTCGGCCAGGTGCTCGGCGAGGTCGGCGGAGGGTCCGTGAGCGTCGATCGTGATCGTGGCGGGGTGGTGTGTGCGGTCGATCGCGGCCACGGCGTCGACCGCCCACGCGCGGCCCGGTCGCGCTTCGATCACCTCGATCGCGGGGGTGCCGTCGATCGTGCCGGCG